ATGCAGTACCCGATTAACGAGATGTTCCAGACCCTGCAAGGTGAGGGTTACTTTACCGGCGTCCCCGCCATTTTTATTCGTTTACAGGGATGCCCGGTTGGCTGTGCCTGGTGCGACACCAAACACACCTGGGAAAAGCTTGAGGATCGGGAAGTCTCCCTTTTCAGCATTCTGGCGAAGACCAAAGAGAGTGATAAGTGGGGGGCGGCGAGCAGTGAAGATTTGCTGGCTGTCATTGGTCGGCAGGGATATACCGCGCGGCATGTGGTGATTACGGGTGGTGAGCCTTGCATTCATGATTTGCTGCCACTGACTGACCTGCTCGAAAAGAACGGTTTTAGCTGCCAGATCGAAACCAGTGGAACTCATGAAGTACGCTGCACACCGAATACCTGGGTTACCGTATCGCCAAAGCTGAACATGCGCGGCGGCTATGACGTGTTGTCACAGGCACTGGAGCGAGCCAACGAAATCAAGCATCCAGTGGGGCGCGTACGTGATATTGAAGCACTGGATGAACTACTGGCAACGCTGACCGATGATAAACCGCGAGTCATTGCACTGCAGCCGATTAGCCAAAAGGATGATGCCACACGTTTGTGCATTGAAACCTGCATTGCGCGTAATTGGCGTTTGTCGATGCAAACACATAAATATCTAAATATTGCCTGATTAAACATTTATAAGCGTTATAAATGGGTGGAACCTGTAAAGACTTCTACTCATTTATATTGTTTGTCGCCTCTGAAAACTCCTCCATTTTACCCATCCAGGGCTAATCATTAGCATTCTCTACAAATTCTGTGGCATTAATTTTTCGCTGGAGTGAAAATTATTGCGGTAAAGTTTGGTAGATTTTAGTTTGTATAGAGTTATTTTAAATATTTACCTTTTTAATCAATGGATTAAGTGCTCTTTAACATAATGGATGTGTTGTTTGTGTGATACTATAAAGTTGGTAGATTGTGACTGGCTTAAAAAATCATTAATTAATAATAGGTTATGTTTACAGAGTTCCCCGCGCCAGCGGGGATAAACCGCCCTCCAGTACTGTGATGCGATCTTTAAGTCCGAGTTCCCCGCGCCAGCGGGGATAAACCGACTGGTTCTGTAACCCAAATTTGGGATCATTCGAGTTCCCCGCGCCAGCGGGGATAAACCGACTATCGGCGCTGTTCAGTTGGGACAGAAACAGAGTTCCCCGCGCCAGCGGGGATAAACCGTTATCGCACCGTGTTAAACCGGCAGAAAAACAGAGTTCCCCGCGCCAGCGGGGATAAACCGCGTGCCTTCGACTTTGCGGATCACGTCGTCTTGAGTTCCCCGCGCCAGCGGGGATAAACCGAAACCGGACGAGGGCGCGCTAAAACGTGATTAGAGTTCCCCGCGCCAGCGGGGATAAACCACCATATAACCCGTTATCTCTTTCTCAAGTTTTTATATTAGCAGTACTTGTAATAAGCAACATATCCACGTAACACCTCATGTTCAAAATAGTTCTCCATGCCAGAGAGGTTCACAATTATCGATACAAAAAATTAAATTTAATCAAAGTGTTATTTGTATGATTCTTAAATCGTTAAGAAATTTTAATCTATTATTTTTTTAATATTGAATTAATGCCTGTTAATTTTTTCTTTAGAATAACAGTATGTTTTTTAAGCTTGTTATTCATTGGTTAAGTAATAAATCTGGAAGTTTGTCTTTGTTTTGAGGCTAATGAGTGGTTTTACATAACCGCCTCTATACGCTGTTGATGAATAGTTCTTATGAATAAAGATATCCAGTTCATACTTTAAGTGAAAATTGATAAAGTGCGATTCGTATTGTCTTTTATTCTAAAGACATCGAGTGTAGTTAATATTCCTTGTAAAAACAGGGATAAACCGAACTAGTTAAAGTTTTTATTATGTTCCCTGCATCAGCGGGGATAAACCGGACTTGTTATCATTTTTTAAGTTGTCGAACTTATGTTCCCCGCGTCAGCGGGGATAACCATTCAGGTATGTTCAGGCCGGGCAGTTTCCCGCCCGGCCTTCCTCACTTACGCATTCGACCAGCTCTGGATCGAATCCACATTCCCCAATTCCCCATGCATCACTTCATACGATTTTTTCAGGATCACATCAGTATGTTTGGTTAGGTCTTTGAAAATGCCTTTATTCATCGCGTCGTAGCGTTTGGCATTGCTCTCAATCGGTATAAAGATATCTTTCACGCGAACCATCTTATCAACAGCCGTTGCGTAATCCGGGTATAGCCCCAGACCTACCGCTGTATTTGTGGGGTGGTGATCAATTCTGGACTGGGTCCGAGCAGCCTGGACGAACCTGCAAGCCTTGAGTGGTGCGGGATGTGAGAGATTTCACCGATTCTGGATCGTTTTGAAAGAAATGACCAAAAGTGCCTTTTTTTACGCTTTATTCTGGACTACTTTGATCTGGTGGTGCAGGAAAGCGATCGCCTTTTAAAAGATTTTAAAACCCGTTTTAACCTTGCTTAATTTGTCCCTTTCTTATCCGTCTTCTGTATTGGTTTTGTTGTGGATGTCGCTAATTAGTTAGCAGCATGCGCCCACCAGGCAGTAGGCGTTCATGCTGATTTTTTGCTTACAGGCTTCGTTTCTTGTTCCGGCGTGGCAGCGGTCTGACCACCTGGCGACCCAGCCCGTGCACGAGATTCGATGCGTCGCAAAATCTCTTTGTCGGTTTCTTCATTACCATCTAGAGCCATACATATAACGTCTTTGAGTGATTCCCTGATGTTTAGGCTTCTGATGGCATTCTCCTGTTCGTCTTGGTCGCTGTCGGCCTGCGTAGCTTGCCTGATGGGTTGTTGTAAGCGTTCCAGGACTCCTTTGATACCAATACAACAAAGCATATCAATAAGACGCTCTCTATCTTCTGGAGCGGCTCGTCTTAGTATTTCGTCAACAATACTTGTATCGGGGCGGTTAACGTCTTCTGTAGCCACCTTTGTGTTTTCTATCATTAGAATGTTTTTGTTCTCACCATAGACCAGCCATTCCAGTGATACATTCTCTAATTTTGCTATTGTAGCGACCACATTTAGGCCAGGTGTGGTGCCTTTTTCAAAGTAGTTATTTATGGTCGAGTACGGTAATCCCCAGTCTGAGGTGGCTTTACGCAGGCTCCTGCTGCCAATCAGTTGTTTGATTCTGTCTTGAATGCTTTCTTTTCTATCCTGAGAAAAGGAAAAATCATCAGCGGTTTGTTTACTCATTTTCTTTCCTTCTAACATATTGATTTTCAACCAATCTCCACAAAGAGACTTTCTTTTCTCTAAATCAAGAAAAGAAAGCTTGTAATTTTCTATTTATGGATCAATACTTGTATCCGAAGGGATAACACGGCGGTGTTATCCGTACGGATAACTTTTAAGGGTAACCTAATGATGGTTAGAAATGAAGTAATGAACAAAGACTGGCACCGCGAGTACATCGTTGCCGCTGTGCACACCAAAGGTTTTACATTGCGTGAACTTTCTGAACGCGCTGGTCTAAAAAAAGACTCTTTAAAAAATGCACTGTATCGCTCATGCCCTAAATATGAACGCATCATAGCCGATGCTATTGGTGTGGAACCTGCGGAGATCTGGCCAAGCCGGTATGCCAGTAAGGCGGCGTAATGTTTTATTCAGCCAATGAGCTGGCCGGTCTTCCTGGTTTGCCCGGTACAGTTCAGGGGGTGCGCTGGACGCTCAATCGGATCACAGAGACGCACCCGGAATGGAAGCGCAAGCGTGAAGGCACCAAAGCATTCGAGTATCACATCGACTGCCTGCCCACTGAAGCGCAGAAAGTTTTACGTAAGCGCCTGACTCATCAGGTTCTGGAAGATGCGCAACTGCCCGCCGTGGTTGAGCAGAAGGCAGTTAAAAACGTCACCGTCCGCGATGAACTGGAGGTGATGGTCAAATGCCCGGAGCTGGCATTACGCGAAGTCCAGGCACTGACCGACAAGCAAAAGGCCATCGCTGATGCGCGGATATTGCTGGCTACCGAAGTGCATAAACTGCGTGAATACGCAGGAATGTCCAGGACGGCGGCGATAAAACACATCGTTGATGGTATCCGCCAGGAGGCTTTGCCCGAGCGTGTTATTGTGGCAGGTAATACCGCCAATGCCCGACAGGGTAAGCGAACTGGCGTCAGTACAGGGAGTTTACAGGAATGGTATTCCGCCTGGCTGATGGCGCGCGGTGATGCCAATCAGTTACTGGCGTTACTGGCTCCCGGTCATCATAAGGGAACACCGTGGGAGCAGGTCTGGTGGTTGAGCGATTTCTTTATGTTCTATCGCTCATGGAAGCGCCCGACCGTTGAATATGCGTATCGAGAGTTTTCAGCCTGGTGGCATGAAAAGCACGCGAATGATGCGGGAATGCTGGCAGCATTACCTTCAGTTCACGCAGTAAGACGGGTGTTAAGCAGCGTCCCGGTGATTGTTAAAGAGCGTTTCCGCTCCACCGGTTCAGCCTGGCGTTCGCTCAATCCCTTTGTGCGGCGCGACTGGACATCGCTACCAGTTAATGCGGTATGGGTCGGGGATGGTCACTGTATGAAAATGACCGCGTTTAACCCCCTGACCGGCAATATTTTCCGGCCAGAAGTGACGCTTGTTATGGATGCTGGGCAACGCTTTGTTGTGGGCTGGTCACTGTCCCTGTCGGAGAACGTGATAGCCGTTGCTGATGCGTTACGTTACGGCATGGCGCAGCACGGGATACCGCTGATTTATTACTCCGATAACGGGGGCGGTGAAAAAAACCGGGTGCTTGATGCCGATATTACCGGGATTCTGCCCCGGCTGGGTGTGGAACATCACACGGGGATACCAGGTAACCCGCAGGGGCGCGGGGTGATTGAACGGGCAAACAAAGGAATACCCAAAGACGTGGCTCTGAGTTTCCAGACGTACTGCGCAAGGGATGCAGACAAGGAAACCGTAATGATGCAGCAACGGATTATGCAGTCAGCCATTAAGGCCACCCACAAAGGGAAAGAGCTGACAAAACGGCAGGTTAAGGCGAGGGATGAAATCCCTACCTTTGAGCAACTGATGGCAGCCATAGAGCTGGAGGTCAGACGCTATAACAACCGGCCACACAGCAGCCTACCACGCAAAGAGGATGGCGAATATTACAGCCCGGCAGCGTATCGCCGGAAACTGATAAAAGAGCAGAATGTTGAAATTGATTTCCTGTCGCCGGAAGAACTGCATGAAATGTTCAGACCGGAAGTGACGCGCAAAACATTTCGCGGGGAAATTCAGTTATTCAACAATATTTATTACTCATATGATCTGGCCGCAGAGCACGGGAATGAAGTCAGGGTCAGTTACGATATTCATGATGCAAACAGCGTCATTGTCCGGCGGGCTGATGGCTCTTATATCTGCGATGCCATCTGGAACGGTAACAAGGTTGATGCCTTCGCTAAACCAGTTATCGAACAAAAACTGGAGAAACGCGTCAGGGGCCGCATTGCACGGGCCACGCAGAAAATCGAAGAGGCTAAACGCGAGCTTACCCCGGCCATTACGCAGAAGCCTGACTTTAATCTGGGATATGGACTGGAACGCCCGGAGAAAAAGGAAAAAGAAGAACTTTATTTATTCGCATCTGAACGCGAACGCAATTTAAAGAAAAACGGCACAAACAACCGTTAATTTAAAAGGTATTTAATTATGAGTTTAATTACGCAATTAAATGACGTAATGACCCGTCGCGGCTATACGCAAACCCACGTCGCCCGTGCTATTGGTCGTAGCAGCGCCGTTATCAACCAGTATTTACAGGGTAAATATCAGGGCGATATGGCTGATATTGAAGAACGCATTTCTGCCTTTGTGACCCGTGAGCGGGAAAAGGAAAACAGCCGCCGTATTAAAGCGAAATTTGTTGCCACCGGTATGGCTGCCAAAGGACTGGAGGTGTTGGCCTATGCTCACCTGGAATGTGAAATCTGCGTACTGTATGGCGCGGCAGGTCTTGGCAAAACAATGATTCTGCGTGAATACGCCGCCAGAAACCGGGATGCGGTCCTGATTGAAGCCGACCCGGGCTATACAGCCAGAACACTGCTTGAGGAGCTGTGCCGCCAGCTGGGGGTAAAAGTTCGCGGCAATATCCACGAACTGATTGATGCATGTGTGCGAGAACTGCGTGATTCCGGTCGCCTGCTGATGGTGGACGAGGCTGAACTGCTCCCCTATCGCGCACTGGAGGTTCTGCGCCGTCTGCATGACAAAGCGGGTATCGGGATTGTCCTGGCGGGTATGCCACGCCTTCTGATTAACCTCAAGGGACGTCGCGGTGAGTTCGCCCAGTTATACAGCCGTGTGGCGCTGGCGCTTAACCTGGGCGATACGCTGGCGCAGGAAGATTTTAACCAGATAGCCACCGGGCTGATGCCGGAAGCAGCAGAACCGGAAATCAGCGAGGCGCTTTATACACGTTCGCTGGGTAATGCCCGCCGCCTGTTCAAACTGGCGCGTGGTGTGTACCGGATTTGTGATATCAGCGATGCGCCGGTCAGTGTGCAGGCCATTGATAAATTCGCAGAAATGTTAATTCACTGATGGAGAATAAGACGATGGACAAGCAGACCATTAACGCCGTCCGTTCCCGTGCCCGTGTGGCCATTCACACCACCGGCGGTCGTGTAACGGGACAGCATCACCGTTTACCTGTGGTTTATGCCTGCCCGCCCGTGGGTGGTCCTGTATGGCCGGTAACGGAAATCGTCCAGACATTCAGCGGCCTGCGCCGCGTGGTGAAAACGTCCTGTATCGACGGCTGCACCGTCGTATGGCAATAAGAGGAAATCAGAATGGCGGTCAAGTTAGAAGTAATTATCTACACCGATGAAAACGGCACGCTTCGTGTCAGGAGTATGGGGGCTATTGATAAAAAAGGATTTACGGATGAAGAGGTCGGTGTAAGACAACGGTTATGGGAGGTAATGAATCAAACTCTTAATAAAGAATTTAACGGCGTTGATTTATTTTCTGTTGGCGTGGAACCCTGCGCACATAACACACATTAATCTGTAAATATCACTGAGGTAATTTAATTATGACGACTGAAAATAAAGTTAAGCAATACACGAAAACTCAAGCGCCTGAAGGTTACTGGGTGGATGCCCGTGGCGTAATGACACCTGAAAGCCTTATCAAAGATATTGACCGCGACCGTGAGCAGCTGGTCGGTGAGCTTGTGGAGATGGTGATTGCTGCCTCCGCCTCACTGCGTGAACTGAAACTGCGTGCGTTTGGTGATATCCAGGCATTTATTGACCTGTCGGCGGAGAAATACGGTGCTGTGAAAGGCGGCAAAAAAGGGAATATCACGCTTTACAGCTTTGACGGGCGTTACAAGATTCAGCGCGCCATGCAGGACCGTATCGCGTTTGATGAACGCATTCAGACCGCGAAGTCGCTGATTGATGATTGCCTGGCTGACTGGACGGAAGGTGCACGCCCTGAAATCAAAGCCATCATCAGCGAGGCATTCAGCACGGACAAGGAAGGCAACATTAACACCGGGCGCGTTCTGGCCTTGCGTCGCCTTGAAATTGAGGACGAACGCTGGAATAACGCAATGACGCTGATTGGTGAAGCCGTCCAGGTGATTGGCAGCAAGAGCTATATTCGTGTGTATGAGCGCGTCGGCGATTCTGACGAATATCGCGCAATCCCGCTTGATATTGCAGGGGTTTAACATGCATCAGGATATCAAAGAGTACAGAGCCGGGAACCGTTGCGCGGCGTATTCACTGGGAGCGTCAAGAGCTGAACAGCGCGGTGATTATGCCGAGGCTGAAAAGCTGTGGCGTAAGGCAGCACAAAGCCCGTGTAGCACCCTGCGCCGCATCTGGGCTGAACATCGTGCGGAGTTCTGCGCTAACGCTCACCTGAAGGGCTGGAGGCCACGCCATGAATGCGAAGAACTTTAATAAGCAGTATCCGGTAGGGACTCGCTTCATGCACACTGCACATCCGGCGTTGCGTGGTGGTCGTGTGGTGAAAACCGTTTCACCTGCCAGAGATTTTAAATGTGGTTGTGTGGTTGAAATTAATGTCGAGCCTTATTTCGTAAAAGTCGAAACACTGAAAGCACCGCATTAATTTAATTTGTTTTTAATTGTTATTTAAAACAGGCGTAAACCAGCCGGGGCTGACTTACGCCTGAATCTGGAGAAATGAAAATGAGTGTTACCGTTATCAATGAAATGCTCGGGCGTACATTTAAAGAAGTAGTTAAGAATGAAAACGATGAACTTGTTTTTCGTGGTGATTATTCCCGGGGAGTATGGGGAACCGTGTTTACATTTTTCCACTTTCAGGAAGGCTGCGAAAAAGTCTGGATTGAGGACATCGTCGGAGACCTTGACGACCTGAAAGATGAACCGCTGACAGAGGCTGAAGTGGTTACCGAAGAATGTGATGTTGGGGAAGGTCATCAGACATGGAGTTTCTTTAAGTTCGGCACATCAAAAGGCTGTGTAGTCGTCAGATGGTGCGGTGAGAGCGAGGGCTTTTATTCTGAGTGCGTTTCACTGAAGCGGGAATTAACTGACGTCTTCGATTTTTAACTCTGACTTCGTTTTTTTATGGCGCAGGTAAACAGGTCTGCGCCTGAATTAAGGGGATTTGTATATGAAAGATAAAGTCTGGGAATTTATTGTTACTCCTGAAGGTTTTGCTGTCCGTTCATCTGGGAAGTTAACCAATGTAACGTTATGGGCGTCATCATTGCTGGGCCATCTGGGTGCACCTGGCGATTTTATGTATGTGGTACTTGATGCGCAGATTGCCGGGAATGCTATGGCCAGTAAGGGGGCTTATATTCAGGGGGATTTGTTCGCCATGATGGCGAATGACACAGCCGCGCTGTATATCGCCACACGGAACATACTGACAAGAATATCCATGATGTCTGACTGTAAGGATATGGAAGACCTCGCATATATCCTTGAAGATGATTTGCTCACTATTTCAGGCGTGCAGGAATCCCTCCCGCGTCAGCTGCGGTTTATTGACCTGATGGAGTCATATAAAGATAAGCCTGATTTTTTTCAGATTCGATTCAGCGGAATGGAACTGCTGGATAAATATTATCCGCTGGATTCGATTTCCCGTGATGTGAAGGCGTTCGTTAAATCTGTTGACCGCCATTACCGGAAAACTGAACGTCGTAGTTAATAAGTCTGTTTTTAATTTTATTTGTATATGGCGTAAACCCGCCGGGGCTGGCTTACGCCTGAATCAGAGAGAGTTTATTTATGAATATCGCTAAGCAAAAAAAGTTCGCCCGCGAAATTAATCTGACAATCGTTTGTTTTAATCGTCTTGCGACCAGTTCTCAATCGACAGCAGATGTTCATTCAGTACCGCAGCCAGAACGAACTCCCCACGTTCCTGAAGGCCGTGCCGGAAGTTGCGTAATTCAGAATTCAGGATGCTGAGGTTCAGACGACCATGAAAGATAAATACATTGCCAAAATCAAAAAACTGTTACGCCTTGCCAGAGGAACATCAAGCCCGGAAGAAGCCGCTAACGCTATTGCAAAAGCCCAGGCTTATATGCGCCAGCATGGCATCAGCGAAAACGACGCGGAATTGTTCGACATTCAGGAAGCTGCCAGCGCGGGTGCGCCGAGTGATGCCAGTACACCGCCGCGTTATATGCACATCCTGTGTGACCTGGTCTGTAAAGCCTTCGGTGTCGAGTGTTACATATCCGGCGAATACCGGGCTTCTGGTTCACTCAAACGTTACGTTCGTTTTTATGGTCCTGACAGCCGCCCGGAAATTGCGGCATACGCGTTTGATGTGCTTTCCCGTCAGATGATGGCTGAACGTAAAAAATATCAGGATAAACACTGCAAACGTTGCGGTCCGTCCACGCGGGTAGCCCGTGGCGACCAGTTCTGCGAAGGCTGGGTCTTTGGTGCCCGTGATGTCATTGCGGTGTATGACGTCTCCCCGGAAGAAAAAAGCCGCCTTGAGCTTTACAGAAAGAACCTGCACAGCACTAAAGGCCTGCGCGACGGGGATATGCGTACGGCTAAAGCGTGCCGGGGTGCAGAGTTTGCCGCTACTGCCGGTTTTATCGCCGGGAAAAACGCCAGACTGCATCAGGGGGTTAATGGTCAGAGCAACAAAACGCTGGCACTGGGGAGGGTGTAACGATGGCTTTTAAACTTCTCAGTGTTACCGAAGCAATATACCAGCCCCCGGGAGAACGCCACGAATACAGGATGAATGACGGTAGCGCGGCGGTTGAGTTCCCTAAATATCCGGGGGCTTCCCGGTGGCGGTTCTATGACAGTGCAGGACACCGGATTATTAAAAGAACCGTGCACAACGCCATGAAAGCCGCCGTAGAGCGTCATAAAAGGAGGTTTAACTGCAAATGAATATTGAATTTTATAACTATGGGACTAAAGCAAAAATCATTGTTACCTGCTGGCTCTGGGAGTTTCGCCGCTATAACCGGGTTGTGGATGCGGCGCTGTTTGTGGCTCCTGAAGTGCGCCACCAGAGTGGCGGTGGCCTTTTAATGAAAACCGTCATCACCGGTAAAACGGTTCCGATGTTACGGGCGTTTAAAGTGGCAAAACAGGAGGCGGCGCAGTGAACCAGCAAACCAGAATAAGCGATAAGAGCCTGACCAGACTGATTGCCGATGCTGACAAAATGCTTGATATGCGCGGGCCGATTGTAGACAGAGAGTGGTGGACGCTTTTACGGCAGTCCCTGACTGAACTTCAGGAGCGCCGCAGGGCTGGTAGCGCAGAGCCAGTAGTACACACAGGAGAGCAAAACGATGAAAAACCGTAAAGCAAGACTGCTGACAGCAAAACCCTGGCAGCTTATCCGTATCTCAAATCGGCTTGTTGTTCGCTATAGATATCTTGGTTTTAGAGAGTGGTCCTCTATTCGTTTTTACGGTGTCTGGCGAAACAGAAGCGCAGCCCAAAACCGCTGGAAAAATCACGGTATGTAAAGGAGGTACCAGGTGAAGAAAATGATTTTTGTGGCGGTATTGCTGACAATTACCCAACAGGCGCAGGCCTCAGCAGTTATTGTGGCATCTGCCGCTGCGACCACGGCTGCTACCGCAGCTGCTGCGAACTCTGCGAATATCGCAAATCAACAGGCACAGCGTGCTGCTAATGCATCAGCCAGTGCTCTCCCGATTTCTGTTAAGGGCAGTAAGCAAAATCTGGGGTTCATAACGTGCGGTAAGCGTTCTTCTGAAGCTGTAGGCTCACTGGGATGTACGGTATATGGCGATGGTGAGAGCAGAGAAATTCCATGGAAAACGTGGCCCGGATACGTTCTTGGCTCGAAGCTCCCGGCCAGTTATGAGGTAAACGCCGTGTCGTTTGACCACTATAACGGTGTGGCAACTGTCTATTTCACATACTGAGTCCCGGCATGAAATTTTCTGAATCACGGAGTAACAACCTGATGAAAACTATCACCGTAACGGTTGAAATCGACGTTCCTGATAACGCAACGGACAATGATATTGCTGATTTTGTCGATGTCGAGTATGGGGAGTGCGGAAAAATGGCACTTGATAACCCATGCCGGACAGATGGAACGGAAATACTCGATGCCAGATGGGAACACGGACCTGATTACGCGGGGTGAAAAGATGAGATGGGTTGACATTTTTATTATCGCTCTGATTGTTACGGGTATTGCGCTTTGTGTAACAACTAACAAGGCTTCTGATGATGCGGAAAGTGGGCATTGCGTGGTAAGGAGAAATTTCATCAAAACCATTACGCATTGTGATGATGGAAGTGCCACCATGACCGACGGAGATAAGTTTATTTATTGCTCTGCCGGGAAAGATGGCACGCCATCCTGCCATGAAGTGACGCTCAGTGATGGTGATAAATAATTCACCACATTGAGCAAATAACAATCAAGCGCAGACCAAAACATATGTTTTGGTCTGCCAAAAGTAGTGTTTTGGTCATTATGAAGATTGAACAAATCGGAATGGCAGCTTTCAGGCAACAGGCTGAAAGCGGTGGCGTGGATGAGTTCGTCGTGCAGCGGTTCGGTGGTGTGTATCACCTCTTTGCTGTGAATCGTCGCGCCGGGGTGTCCTATTTTCTACAGGAACGCCGTGGCGATTACAAGACGTGGCTGTCTCTTGACCGTGCCGCTGCGTTCCTGTCAGGGATTGGCGTTTCACGTTTTACCGTGCGTTTTGAGGATAACAAACATGCTGAAAAAGATGATCGGAGCCATTAAAGCCGGTCAGGCGTATCTGGGGTGGGATGATGTCCTTTATCGCCAGACGCTGGCCCGCCTGACCGGTAAAACCAGCACCACACGCTGCAACCTCGATGAACTGCGCATCATCCGGGAATACATGCACGAACAGGGATTTCCGCGTAAAGCCCCCGCCGGTAAAGGTCGCCGCCCCCGTGTGGCAATGAGCAGAAAATCGGTATTATCCAAAATTGAAGCGTTGCTGGCTGATGCCGGTCGTTCCTGGGCATATGCGGAAGGACTGGCATCTCACATGTATAAGCAACATGTGATCGAATGGCTGACAGATGATCAACTGTTCGGGGTGATGGTGGCGCTGACAAAAGACGCCAGAAAACGAGCCAGAGCAGCACGTAAACAATAAAGAATCAGCCCCTGCCTTGCAGGGGCTTTTTTGTGGTCTGTACAGGCGATCATGTATGGCTATAATAACAGTAAGTTACTACCGGAGACGCCATCATGCAGACCTTCAGTGAAACAGATCTTCGCGATGCGCAGGCACTGCTGCCCGATTCCGTGCAGCAACTGATTAGCGTGATTGGCTTCCCCGCCCTGACCCGGTTGATTCGTTCTTTTGGTGGCGTGACGTTAAGCGGTAAAACCGGCGCACACGCCGGACGCACCGGCGGTGTCCATGCCCTGTTACATGACGTGCTGACCGAAGACGAAATCAACAAACTGATCCGCTTTCTTGGCGGTGCTCCGTTTTACATTCCCCGTTGCGATCATGCGTTACGTGCCCTGCGTAACACCCGTTTTATGGCTGATTTACAGCAGCATGTAAAAGACGGATGCTCACACCGGCAGGCGCTGGCACTGCTCTGTCCCCGTTACGGCATTTCAGACCGGTACGCATGGCAGCTGATACACCGACGACAAAAACAGACTTCGCTGAAAAGCCCCACCCAGGTGGGGCTTTTTGATTAATGGGCCTCAGAAAAAAGGAGACACTTATGACCAACTATATGGCACTTGGCGAGTATACGGCCTACTCAGAGCAGGCCCGGGATGCTGCCGGACGTCGCTTTGCTTATATGAAAAATTTGGCCAGTCAGTTAAACCGAATGGCCGAACAACCGGATATGGTTGTTCAGGAAGAAGCGTTGCAGTGTGCCATTGCTGACATCATCGCCAGCGAAAACGAGATGCGCGCAGCGATGGAAAAGGCGAACGCCTCTGCTCCGCTTTGTAATAAACCTCTTATTACGCCGGATTCTCTTTCCCGCTTCTGATTTATCACCCCGCCGCCGCGGGGTGCTGAACTCCCCCAGCAGTACCCACCATACCAGACCGTTTACCCTGTCCACTCAGACCACAAGGCACCTTAAGGGATAGCGCCCTGCAAAAGGCTTTTGTGCCTTTGACAGGGTGTTATTTACGGGCCGTCAGTGGCTCAGATTTACAGGAGAAACTCATGTCTGAACCCTTATCAGGCGGCGGAGCTGTGGCAGTCACCATCGGTGGTGCCAGTGTGTTTGGCCTTCTCACCAATACCGATTTCGGGGTTGTGGTGGGCGCGTTTGCCGGGGCGCTTTTTGTTGTCACGCAGCAGAAAGAAATCCCGGTCTGGCGAATGGCTATCCACCTGCTCGTCGCGTTTGTGGTTGGCGTTCTGGGGGCTGGCGTGGCTGCGTCACTGATGCAGTGGCTGACCCACTACAACGACAAGCCGCTCGATGCATTGTGTGCGGTCGGTGTCTCTGCTTTATCCATCAAGATACTGACTTTTCTTTATCAACAGGAAATTTCATCGCTGTTCAGCCTGTTTTCCAGACTGCGCGGCGGAGGGGGCGGAAATGGAAAGTAGCCTTGCCGGTATTGTGAACGTCTGGCTGTGTCTCGCCATTGTGCTGGGGTTGTTTATGTATCGCCGCCACGGCGCAGCGCATAAACCGATGATTACCTGGCTGGCGTACTGGCTGATGCTCGGTTACATCATCATCCCGTTCCGCTGGCTGTCCGGTACATACACGCACTCCAGCTGGCTGGTTGTGGCGCTGAATCTGGTTTTCTGTGCGCTTATCGTGTGGGCGCACGGGAATTTGTCAAAAATCCTTTCGTTATTGCGGAGGTGAATATGTCGGGAAAATTCCGTTTCAGTCAACGTAGCGAGAAAAATCTGGCTGGCGTAAAGCCACAACTGGTGGCGGTTGTACGTCGTGCGCTGGCATTGTCAGACGTCGATTTTGGTATTACCGAAGGTTTACGCACGAAAGAACGTCAGAAACAACTTGTCGCTGAAGGCAAGAGCCAGACCATGAACAGCCGTCACCTTACTGGCGATGCCGTTGATGTCGTGGCTTACGTTGGTAGCACCATTTCATGGGACTGGCCGTTATACGAAAAAATCGCCCGTGCCTTTAAACAGGCTGCCGCAGAGCTGGGTGTCGCCATCGAATGGGGCGGAGACTGGAAAACGCTGAAAGACGGGCCTCATTTCCAGTTAAAACGTTGATGCGGGACGGGTTATGAACAGAAGTCACTGGACCCACAGAACGCCACGTAAAGCCGCGCGCTGTGTTCTGGCCCTGTTTCTGATGATGTTGCTTCCGGTGGGATGCACAGACATTAACAGAGCGGGCCAGCTGTTTGACGCGGCGGCACAGGTCTGCCGGATTATTGACGGCATCCGGCAGTGTTCGCAGAACTGATTTTTTGAAGGTCTGACACAGTGAGCATTATCAGATTTACAGAATGCGCAGGCTCAGGGAGCACCAGCGCTGTCATGGTAGTCGCTGAACGCATCACCCATTTTTACCGTCAGTGTGGTGCATATGGTGGCACGATCATTGAGCTGGATACCGGGAAAAACGTGTATGTTCTTGAAAATCCCTACGAAGTTAAATGCCTGATTGAACAGGCTCAGAAGGACACTTAATGGCGTGGTCACAGGATATCAGGGACAAAGTCCGTAACGGGTACATCTTTGACCAGCTTCCGCTGGATATCGTCGCCATGAAGTACGCCGTGCCGCACGACACCGCGCGGCGCTGGAAAACGCAGGCGATGAAAAACGGCGACGACTGGGACAAGCTGCGTGCCGCTCACGCGCTCGCCGGTGACGGGCTGGAAAGTGTCGCCCGCACCGTGCTTATCAGTCTGGTGGTGAAGTGTCAGACGACGCTTGAACGGCTGAACCAGAACCCGGACATCCCGCCGCAGGAGTCCGTCGAACTGCTGGCGAGTCTGTCTGACAGTCTCAGTAAGGCGGTGGCCAGCAGTAAAAAAATCCTGCCGGAAACCGACCGGCTCGCCACAGCACTGGAAGTGGTGCAGCGGCTCGGCGCGTTCATCAAGGAGCGTCACCCGGCACAGTATGCCGCGTTCCTTGAGGTGCTCGAAGGCTTCGCTAAAGAGCTTGAGGATAATTTCAGTTAACCACAGCGGCCCGGTTTTCCGGGCCGTCTGATATTCGGGATTTGTAATGCAAAAACAGATTATTGGTAACGCAACGTTGTATTGCGGTGATGTTCTTGATGTGCTGCCGGCGTTATCTGAACGTTTTGATGCCGTCATTACCGACCCGCCTTACAGCAGTGGTGGCACACACAAATCAGACCGCAGCATGGCCCCTTCGGACAAGTATGTCGGTCACACTCAGTATGCCGAGTTCACCGGCGATAACCGCGACCAGCGCAGCTGGGCGTTCTGGTGTTCCATGTGGATATCTCATGCATTGCACAGGCTGAATCCCGGCGGTTATTTCATGGTGTTCAGTGACTGGCGACAACTACCGGCGCTTACCGATGCATTTCAGGCCGGTGGTGTGCTGTGGCGCGGTCTGGTTGTCTGGGATAAAACGCAGGCTTCCCGTGCGCCACACACCGGCTATTTCCGGCATCAGGCCGAGTATGTGGTCTGGGGCAGCAACGGAAAACTCGACAAATGCCCGCACGGTGGCCCGTTCCCGGGTGTGATTACGCAGCGTGTCGTCCCGTCCGAAAAACTGCACATGACCGCAAAGCCGGTTCAGCTGATGGCCGAGCTGGTTAAACCGCTGGCACCGGATGCGCACGTTCTCGATCCGTTTATGGGAAGCGGGACAACCGCGCTTCCGGTTCTTGCCCGTGGCGGACGATTTACCGGCATTGAAATGACTAACCAGTATTTTGATATCGCCTGCGCACGTCTCGAAAAAGCGCAGGCAGAAGCAGCGCAGGTGTGACGTGGCAAAACGTAAACTTTCCATTAAAGAGTTTCAGAGAAGCTTACAGGAGTACATCGCCAACCTCCGCCAGACCATTGAGGCTGAATGTCTGGGGTTCGATGTTAACCCGCAGGCCACACAGGCCCGCCGGGCGGCAGTCTGCGACCCGGTGACGGGCTACGATTATTTTGTCGAAAACTATTTCCCGCACTACGTCCGCAACCCGGCAAAAAGCGAGCTGCATAAATACCTGTTCAGCCGTCTGCCACAGGTTGTGGCAAGCCCGGACCCGGAGAACGACGCCATCGCCGCCCCCCGTGGTGAAGCAAAATCCACGCTGGTGACTCAGTTGTTTACCCTGTGGACCATTATCCGGGCCATTAAACATTACCCGGTCATCATTATGGACAGTATCGACCAGGCTTATCCGATGCTGGAAGCCATCAAGGCTGAACTGGAATTTAACCCCCGTTTAAAAAACGATTTCCCGGAAGTGTGCGGACAGGGGCGCGTCTGGCGTATGGGGACCATCGTCACGGCCAACAATATCAAGGTGACCGTTGCCGGTAGTGGTAAAAAACTGCGTGGTCTGCGCCACGGTCCGTACCGTCCTGACCTGGTCATCCTCGACGACATCGAGAACGACGAGATGGTGCGTAACCCGGAGCAGCGCGACAAGCTGCATGACTGGCTCACCAAAACCGTGATGCCGCTGGGCGAGGCTGGCGGTAAAACCGATATTATTTATATCGGGACCATCCTGCATTACGACTCCGTACTGTCACGCACGCTGAATAACCCGATGTGGAAAACGGCCCGCTTTAAGGCTGTCATTCAGTGGCCTGCCAATATGAAGCTGTGGGACGAGTGGGAAGAACTCATCCGCAACAAACAGCCGGAAGCAGCAGAGGCACTTTACCGACAGAACGAAGCCGACATGCTCGCCGGGTCGGTGGTGTCATGGGCGGCGCGTCCCCTGCTGGCACTGATGAAAATCCGTGTCCGTGACGGTCATGACACCTTTGATTCTGAATACCAGAACGACCCGGTCAGCGGTGAAGATGCGCTGTTTGCTGGCTGCATTAAGTTCTGGGTTAACCGTCTTGATGAATGGGTGTTTTATGGTGCTGTTGACCCCAGTCTCGGGAAGAAAAACAAAAACCGCGACCCGTCGGCCATTCTCGTGGGGGGCTTTAACCGCTTTACCGGCATTCTGGATGTGGTTGAAGCCGATATCCGCCGACGTCTGCCAAACAAACTTATCGAAGACGTGATTAAGTATCAGCGGGAATACCACTGTCTGTGCTGGTCGTTTGAGTCCGTCCAGTTTCAGGAGTTTCTGCGTACCGTGCTGGTTGAGCGTTCGGCGGCGCTGGGCGTGCCGGTTCCGGCGCTGCCGGTCATCCCGCTGGAGGATAAAGCGCTGCGTATTGAGTCTCTTCAGCCGCATATGGCCAACGGCCTGATCCGCATCAGTCCGGCACATCAGACGCTGATTGACCAGCTACGCCACTACCCCAAAGCCGACCACGATGATGGCCCGGACTGTCTGCACATGCTGTGGACGCTGGCGGTATCGCGCAGCGCAAAATTTCAGATTCACACCCCACGCAGCACCGGGCGTGACCGTGGCGGGCGTTTTGGTTCAGGAGGATGGTAATTAATGGCACAGCTTGTTGATATTTACGGACGCCCGCTGAAACGTGAGGCACTAAAAACCACGCAGTCGGTCAGAGTGGCGGAACGGCTGCGCATTTATCCCGACCACCCGTCCCGTGGTCTGAACATCAGAAAACTGCCGCGCATTCTGGAAGCCGCCGAGCGCGGCTATCTTCCGGCGCAGGCGATGCTGTTTGCGGATATGGAAGAACGTGATGGCCATCTGTTCGCCGAGATGGAAAAGCGCAAAAAAGCGTTGCTGACGCTGGACTGGTCGGTGGAGCCGCCCCGCAATGCCTCGAAGGCAGAAAAGGAGCTGGCTGCCGCCGTGGATGACTGGCTGCATGGTATCCCGGACATGGAGGACATCATCCTCAACGGGATGACCAGCGTCGGTTACGGCTTCAGCTGTCAGGAAATCAGCTGGGCGTTCGTGGATAAAACGTGGTTACCGGATGCGGTGACGCTGCGCCCGCATAACTGGTTTATTACCCTGCCAGAACACAATGACGAACTCCGGCTGGATGACGGCAATCGTGGGGAAGATGGTAAAGACGGTTCCGCGCTGTGGCCGTTCGGCTGGCTGGTTCACCGTTACAACGCCCGGTCGGGGTTCCTGGGTTCATCCGGCCTGTTCCGCGTACTGGTCTGGCCGTATCTGTTCAAAAACTTTGCGCTGCGTGATATGGCGGAATTTCTGGAGATTTACGGCCTTCCGGCGCGCATTGCGTACTATGCACAGGGCACCAGTGACGAAGACCGGGACAACATTCTCGAAGCCCTGGTTAATCTGGGGCATGAAGCAGTGGCAGCCCTGCCGCAGGGTAACGAAATTGAGTTCAAGGAGGCCGCGTCCGGCGGACCGGAGGCGTTCATGTCGATGGTGGAATGGGCAGAACGTACCACCTCAAAAGTGATTCTGGGCAGTACGCTGACCAGCCAGGCCGACGGTAAAACCTCCACCAACGCGCTGGGTAATGTGCATAACGAGGTAAGGCACGACATTCTGGCCGCCGATGCGCGCCAGCTGTCCGGCATGTTCAGCAGCCTGATACAGATGATGGCCAGCCTGAACGGCTGGCAGGATATCCCGCCACGCCGTCTGCCGCGACTGGTGTTTGATGTGCAGCAGGAAGCCGACATTAAGGGCGTGGCGGAAGCCGTCAGCGTGCTGGTCAACAAAGTGGGGATGAAGGATATCCCGGTGTCGTGGGTACGCAAAAAAACCGGTATCCCCACCCCGAAAGACGGCGAAGAGGTACTGGTGCCGGTGGCACAGCGTCTCCCTGTGCAGGCGGGCCTCAGCCAGCTGCGTGAGCGGCTGAATGTTGTCGCACTCAGTCAGCAGGACAACGGGGAGGACGACCCGGCACAGCGCGCCATCGACCGGGCAGAACTTCCGGCAGAGGCCATCGCGCAGGGGATGAACGAACTGGTGGCCCCACTGGTGCAGGCCATACAGGAAGGCCGGGATGCGGACGAGGCCATGAACGTACTGGCGGAAGCGTGGCCGGAACTGCCGGATGACACGCTGCGACAGTTGCTGACACAGGCATTCTTTGTGGCGGATATCTGGGGGCGACTGAATGCCGACAGCTGACGATGTTGACCTGGGTTATGCGTACACCCTGAAGCCGGAAGAAGCGATTAAGTATTTCGAAAGTAAGGGATACGTTATCGGCTTCCGCTGGCACGATGTGAAGGACATCGCACACGCCCGGGCGTTCACGGTGGCTGGCGTGCTGAAACTGGATGTGCTGAAGGATATCCGTGATGGCCTGACGGCGGCACTGGCTGACGGCGGGACGTTCCGGGAGTTTGCAGCACAACTGGAACCACTGCTGGAATCAAAAGGCTGGCTGGGTAAAAAACTGATTGTGGACGAGGACACCGGCGAACTGCATGGCAGACAACTGACGCCGCGCCGGTTGCGCACGATATTTGATACCAATATTCAGTCGTCATATAACGCCGGACGTTATCAGCAGCAGATGGCGAACGTGGCCGACCGGCCTTATTTTGAACGCGTGGCGGTGATGGACCTTCACACCCGCCCGAAACACGCCGCCCTGAACGGCTTTACCGCCCGGGCGGATGACCCGGTCTGGGAGTATTTCTACGCGCCAGACGGGTACGGATGCCGCTGCCGTATCCGGGCGCGTTCGGCGTCTGATGTGGAGAAATATGGCCTGACGGTGCAGAGCAGCGAGGGGAGACTGGTTGAGGTTAAGCAGGAATATGGCCAGCCGGGCCAGACCATAAGAACGATGGGCCTGAAGATGCCGGACGGCTCCGTGTATACCGCCGACCCGGGCTTCGGATTTAATCCCGGTCGGGTGGCATGGCAGCCGGAACTGGAAAAATACGATTACCGCAGCGCCCGCCAGTATGTCACCGGCACCCTGACCGGGCCGGACTTTGCCCGGGGGCTGGCGAATGTCAGCGAACTGGATGCACGCCAGCGATATCCGCTGGCCATCCGTTCACCGGAACAGGTCGCCGCCACGGGTGCTGCACGGCAGACGGTAAACCTTACGGCTGACGTCATGCAGCGCCTCAGTGCAACAGACACGCCCCCGACCGCTGCCGACTATGTGCTGATGCAGCAGACCATCGAACGGGCGGAGCATGTCACGCAGGACGGCAACGCGTGGCGGTATGCGTTACAGTCGGGCAACCGCTGGTCAGTGGCAACGGTTGAGGATGACGTGCTGACAGACTGGGTTATGCAGGACACACCGGAGGCATCATGAGCAACGGTAAACTGGATATTAAGATTGATTTGAAGGCGTATAACACCACGCTGGGTAAACTGATTCGTTCCGTGAAGGACCGGCGCGACCTGATGACGGCGCTTGCGGGTTCCATGCTGGATGCGGTTGAGACTAACTTTGAACAACAGGGTCGCCCGAAATGGATGGGCTGGAGTCCGGCTTATGCGAAGCGACGCGGCCCCGGGCAAATCCTTCAGAAGTCCGGGCGACTGGCTGCCAGTATCCGCTCTGCGGTTAACAATAACGAGGCCACGGTCGGGACAAACGTCCGTTATGCCCGTATCCACAACGAAGGCGGCGAAATCCGCCATCAGGCACGGACGCAGAACCTGTATTTTAAACAGTACAAAAACGGCAGCGTCAGCACCCGCTTTGTGAAAAAGCGCAACAGTAATTTTGTGCAGAGCGCAACGGTCGGAGCGTATACGGTCAACATGCCCGCGCGCCCCTTTCTTCAGCTTGTACAGGACGACATCGACGAGCTGGAGAACACCGCAAACCGCTATTTTGCGCGTGTGATTGACTGAATGGTCACAAACGCGCTGTAATCGGCTGTGACAACATAAACGCCTCACGGATGAGGCATTACAGCACTGCACCCCGTAAATGCTGTCAGAATCGTTTTTAAAAGGGTTTTAAAAACGGTTTTATTTCCCCTTTTATCCTTTCCCGTTATGGCAGGGTGCTGAACACCCTCAACAGTACCCCGTTTTCTCCTTCCGTCATCATGCCGCGTATGAAGATGAACATTGCGGCGTTAAGCCTCGAAATCACCAAAGCAACTCACAGCGAAATCCAGCTGTTTCCTGCAGGCGAGTTCAGCGCAGTGGATGGTCGCCCACATACCGATGAAGTCGAAAGCGGTAAATGGGTGCTGACTGCCGAACTGGCCGCGCAGCTTGTCGCACAGGTGGCAGCCCGTACCACGCCTTTTGTCATTGATTACGAACATCAGACGCTGCGCGCCGTAAACAACGGCAAGCCCGCCCCGGCGGCGGGCTGGTTCAGCCAGGTGGAATGGCGTGAAGGTTCAGGCCTGTATGCCATCGGTGTGGAGTGGACGGAGAACGCGGCGGCCATGATTGCCGCCGGTGAGTACAAATTTATTTCCCCGGTATTTGGATACAACAAGCGCGGCGAAGTCATCGAGCTGTTACATGCTGCGCTGACCAATACCCCGGCGCTGGACGGTATGGACGCGGTCATGCTGGCTGCGGCCAGCCGTCTGGCGAGTCTGTCAACTGAAACGGAGACCACAACGGTGGATGAAGAACTGTTAAACGATTTGCTGTCCAGTCTGCGCTGGATGCTTAACCTCCCGGTTACCTCAACGGCGGAAGATATTAAAAGCGAGCTGCAAAAGGTCGTTGACATGATTTCGAACGGTCAGGGAACGGCGGCGGCATCCGTCAGCCTGCTGGCCCTGCTGAATCAGAAAGACGAGCAAATCGCCAGCCTGTCAGCAAATGCCTATGACCCGACGAAGCATATCCCTCTGACGGCATATGAAGAACTTCAGGGGCGTTATGCCGCACTGGCGCAACAGTCCGGTGAGGCCGAAGCCGGGGCACTGATTCAGGCGGCGCTGTCTGACGGGCGACTGCTTCCGGCACAGGAAGGCTGGGCGAAAGATTACGCCAGCCGCGATATCAACGGCTTTAAGTCCTGGCTGGATAACGCACCGAAACTTGTTGCGCTCAGTCAGACCCAGACCGGCGGCAAACCACCCAAAACGCCGTCGCCTGCCCCGGCGCAGATTAAAACCGGCGATGACGTCGATGTCGATATCGCCATTTGTTCAATGATGGGCGTTGATCCAGAGGATGTCGCCCGTTACGCAGGAGATGAGTAAATGGATCGCAATACCCCCTATCGTGACGGCGAGCTGAACCCGGTGCCGGTTGCCGCTGCGACCGAAATTTTTGGTGGTCATATGGTGGCCGTTAACGCATCCGGTTATGCCGTTCCGGCCAGTGCCACGGCCTCACAGATTACGCTGGGCGTGTCTGATGGCTGGGTGGATAACAGCAAGGGCAGCGATGGCGACGCCACCGTTCTGGTGCGTTGCGGCAAAGCCTTTCTGATGGCGAACAGCACCTCAGACCCGGTCACGCAATCGCAGGTTGGTAAAGAATGCTACGTGGAAGACAGCGTGACCGTGGCGAAAACCGACAACAGCAGCGCCCGCCCTGTCGCCGGGAAAGTGATCGGCATCGGTGACGATGGCGTCTGGGTTCATTTCAGTTAAGGAGCAAAACGTGTTAGTCAACGTTAAAAACGTCAAACAGATTTTTATCAATCTGAAGGCCACCTTCCAGAAAGCCTTCGACCAGTCACCAACTGACTGGCAGAAGGTGGCAATGGAAGTGCCATCAAACGGCAAGGAGAACGACTACAGCTGGTTAAGCCGTTTCCCGAAAATGCGCGAGTGGATTGGTGACAAGGTCGTCAAATCACTGGCGGCATTTAACTACACCATCCGTAACAAGGACTGGGAAGCCACGGTTGAAGTCGATCGTAACGACATCGAGGACGACCAGATTATGGGCTATGCCCTTCAGGCGAAAGGAGCCGGACAGTCGGCAGCAGAGCTACCGGCAGATATTGTGGCGTCCCTTATCAGTAACGGTTTTACCAATCCCTGTTACGACGGTCAGATGTTCTTTGATACCGACCACCTGGTCGCCGGTAAATCGGTGTCCAACAAAGGCACCAAAAAACTCAAAGTTGGCTCGCTTGCCGAGGCGAAAGCCTCCTACGGTGCCGCCCGTACGGCCATGCGTAGTCTGAAAGATGACGAAGGCGCATCCCTCAAAATTCGCCCGAATCTGCTGGTTGTGCCACCGGCGCTGGAGGATGACGCGAACTACCTGATGACCGCCGAGAAGTTTCCGGACGGCACGCCGAACCCGTACCGCAATACCGCTGAAGTGCTGGTGATGCCGGAGCTGGCGTCGGATTCTGCGTGGTTCCTGTTTGACACCACCAAACCGGTGAAACCGCTGATTTATCAGCTGCGTAAAAAGCCTGTTTTTGTGGAGCAGACGGACTACAACAGCGACAACGTGTTCAAGCGTAAGAAGTTCCTGTTTGGTGCCGAAGCGCGCTGTAACGGCGGTTACGGCTTCTGGCAGATGGCATTTGGTTCTGATGGTACGACGGAGTAATGCATGGAAAAGGTGATTGAAATTACCGCCCGCCGTGAGGGGTTTCGCCGCTGCGGTGTGGCACACAGCGCAACCACGAAGGCATGGCCTGTGGATGCGTTCACCCCGGAACAGCTGGCGGTGCTGAAGGCTGACCCCATGCTGATTGTGGTGGAGCGCGATAAAGCGTCCGGCCAGAACGACGCGGCCCGGGGTGATGAACTGGCCGCACAGCTGGATGCCGAGCGTCAGAAAGTCAGCGAACTGACGGCGCAACTGGAAGAAGAACGCCAGAAAGTCAGTGAACTGACCGCACAGCTGAACGCCGCACGGAAAACACAAAAAGCGGACAAAAAGGAGAAGTAACCCATGTCTTACGCCACACCGGAACAGTTCATCAGGGCGTTCAGTGAACGCGAGGCACGCACACTGACGGATGAAGACATGACGGGATTCATCGACGAAGAAAAGCTGGCCTCCGCGCTTGCGCGCGCCAGTGCCCAGATTGATGGCTATCTGGTGGGGCGTTACCGGACCCCGTGGCCTGACAGCCCGGGGATTCTGGTGGGTTACTGCTGCGATATCGCCCGTTACCACCTGGCGACTGATTACCGTATCTGCTCAGAAGAAATTCAGATGCGCTACCGGGATGCCATCCGCTTTCTGGAGAAAGTCGCGGCAGGACAAATCAACCTCGGACGGGATACGTCCGGCAGCGTGATCCAGTCATCGTCACAGGTGCGTATCCGCTCCGGCTCCCGTCAGTTCGGGCGTGAGTCCACGCGGGGAGGTGCATTCTGATTACTGAAATTGAACGGGCGCTGGTTGAGCGTCTGCGCTGTGGTCTGGGGCATATGGTGCAGGATGTCCGCACCTATGCCGGTGAACTGGATGAAGATCCGGGCCGGATTGTTCGCAGCCTTCCGGCAGCCTGGGTGACGTTCGGCGGCATCGTGAAAACCGAACGCTATTCCACGTCACGCCGGAAATACATTGCCACCGGACGCTTTGTGGTTGTGGTGGGTGATTACAACACCCGCAGCGAACAGAGCGCCAGACAGGGAGGCACTGTCCGGGATGAGGTCGGGACAAACCAGCTGGTTGAATCCGTCCGTCGCCTGCTGACCGGTCAGGATTTGGGGCTGGAGATTGATTATTTCGAACCCGGGCGGGTCAGGACGCTGTTTAACACCGGCGTGGCAGAGCGGGCAATGTCCGTGTTTGCCTGTGAGTTCGATACCCGCTGGGTGGAGCACGCGCTGGAGAACGGCAAATGGCCGGAGCGTGGCGCAGAAGCGGACCGCCTCTTCAACCGCTACCACGGCAGGCTGTCAGACCCGGATCCGGATTTACTGCGAATTGGTACGCAATACGGCGCAGATATCTGTGGTCTGGATGAATTAAGAGAGCAACAGCATGAACAAAATGAAGGTTAAGGCGGCTCCCGGGATGAAGTTCCCGATGGAGGATAACGCCCGGAAATACATCACCACGGAAGCGGTGACCGTTGAGAACACCGCTTATTACCGGCGCGCCGTTCAGGACGGTGACCTGATTCTGGTGAAGGATGAGCCTGAAACCACCGTGACGGCTGAACAGGACGCCGTGCAGGTAAAAGCGAAGGCGAAGAGAGAGAAACAGGTGGATTCCGATGAGTGAAATTCAGTTTGACACCATTTCGGGCGGCATCCGTAAGCCCGGCGTGCATTTTGAGTTTAATACCCGGCTGGCCGTTAACACGCTGCCGGGTAATGAACAGCGTGTTCTGGTGATTGGCCCGATGCTGTCAGGCGGCACCGCCACGCCCCTGAATGCCGTTTCCGTGTATTCCGAAGACGAAGCGGATGTGTATTTCGGGGCCGGTTCGCTGGCCGCTGCAATGGCGCGCGCGGCCATTAATGCCAACAGCTATCTGCAACTGGATGTTATCGGTATTGCAGACAGTGGCGCAGGAAAGGCGGCAACCGGCGCAGTTACCGTCAGTGGCACGGCAACCAGCAGCGGCACGCTGTCGGTATGGGTTGCCGGTGAGCAGGTCACGGTGGATGTGGAAACCGGTGATGAACCGTCGAAAATCATTCCGGCACTGGTGGAAGCAATGACGCAGACGCCCTCGCTTCTGGTGACGGGGGAATACAAATCGGAAGCCTCTCAGCTGACGGTGACCACCCGGACCAAAGGAGCCTGGGGGAATGACATCACCCTGTCAGCATCCACCACGGCAGGTGGTCTGACCGTGAGCGCCACGCCGATGGCGAACGGTGAAATGGACCCGGATATTCAGCCCGCACTGGATGCGGTCTTTGCCGCCGGTCACAACATTCTGATTTGTCCGTTCAGTACCACGCCAGCCCTTGCCGCCCTGAAGCAGCATCTGGAGAAAACCGGGAACGCGATGGAACAGCGCGGCGCGATTGGCTGTGCGGGCTGGACGGGCAGTCTCGGAAACGGGATCACCCTGGCAGCCGGTGTGAACAGCGGGCGCGTGTCCGTCCCCTGGTATCGCGGCTCCGTGAAGCTGCCAGCGGTGCTGGCCGCCATCTACGGCGCTGTGATGGCGGGCGAGGAAGACCCGGCGCGTCCGCTGAACTCGCTGGCACTGTCCGGGCTGGATGTGGTCGCCATGTCACAGCGTGAAAGCCGTAACGAGCAGGAAAACGCCCTGCATAATGGCCTGACGCCGGTTGAGGTTGGCCCGGGTAACACGGTACAGATTGTGCGTGCGGTCAGTACGTACACGGTTAACGCACAGGGCGTGACTGACGTCTCGTTACTGGATATCACGTCCATCAGAACGCTGGACTACACCCGCAAGGCGTGCCGCGAACGCATCAGCCTTCGCTTCCCGCGCGAAAAACTCAGCACCCGCACTATCGCAAAAGTGGAAAGCGAACTGTATGACGTGCTGATCAAGCTGGAGGAAGCGGAGATTCTGGAGAACGTGGAAGCGAACAAGGCAAAGCTGCGCGTTCAGCGAAACGGGAAAGATGCAAACCGTCTCGACTGCGTGGTTCCGGCGGATGTGGTTAACGGCCTGCATGTGTTTGCCGGTCGCATCGACATGATTTTGTAAGGAGCGCGGTAAATGTCCATTAAAGAATATGTCGGCTCGATTGTGCTGGAGGTGGACAGCCAGGAAATCGAGATCACCGACTTCGATGTTCAGATCAACACCGGGCGAAAGCTGGTCAAGACCATGAACAAAACCGGCAGGGCCAAAGGCTTTGCCCGTGGCATTGCCACCTACGATATTTCAGTTTCGGCGGTTATCCCTGATACCAACGAGCCGGACTGGGAAAATCTGGAAGGTGTGAAAATTTCAATTTATCCGCTCAGCAACAGCGGTAAGCGCACCTCCTATCTGGACTGCTTCACTGTTGAAGTGGGTGAGAAATACACCGTCGACAGTGAAGCGAAAATTGATATCAAAATGGCTGCACTCAGGAAGGTGACAGGATGACTTTGATTAATACACAGACCGGCGAACTGTCTGATGGCGTGGTATTTAACGGCACCGTTCATAAAAACTTTGAGCTGCGTCTGCCGGTCATGCGTGATAACGGGCAGGCACTGGAAGAAACGGAAGAACGCTTTCAGACGGTGGACGGCTTCGCGGCAGATTATTACTACCGTTGCGCAGTGATGGCGGCAACGCTGGTCCGTCTTGGGGATATCCCGCAGGAAGAACTGACGGCGGATCTGTTGCACGACAACATGACGCCGGACGATTTTAATATTCTGCTGGCATCACGCAACGTCCTGAAGGTAAAGCGGAACGGCGGGAATCCCGGCTCGCCGGACTCCGGCTCGCAGTCCTTATCCTCGGGCGCTACGGAATAACCGAAGAGCAAATCATGACCATGAGCCGTCCCGAGCTGGACGGCTGGCTTGCCGCCGTTGACAGGCTGAACGGCAGCGGCTCAGGAAGAAAGGACACCTCACAGACCACCCGCCAGTCATTTAAATCCCTCAGAAAGAAACGCAGAAAAGGTAAGCAGAAAAATGGCCGGTAATTTCAAAGTTGGCATGACCCTGACTGCGAAGGACGAAGCCTCGCAGGTTCTGGAAAAGGGACAAAAACAGGTTATCAAAGCCACCGAAGGTGTAACAAAGGCAACCCGGAAGGCAGGCGCAGAGCAGAAGCGTACCGGGCAGGAAAGCATTAACAGCACGAAAAAGGCCGCAAAAGAGATACAGCGTGCCGCCCGTGCCCGGGAAACGCTCGGTATTCGTGCAGAACGCGAGATCCGGCGTGAAATTTATCTGACGGTTGCCAGTTATAACCGTCTGGCCCGCGCCGGTTTTGAATCTGCGCAGGAGCAGGAGCGCGCCATGCAGGCCACCCGGGAAAAAGCCCGGGCACTCAAGCGTGAACTGGATGGCGTTACTCAGGCTCAGATGAAGATGGCGAAAACGCCTGTTATCCCTGAACGGGGGCGTTTTGCCCGTGCGGCTGCATTTGGCGGGAATGCCGTGACAATAGGCGGTGGTATTGCAGCAGGTGCTGCCATTATGGCGCAGCCGGTCAAAAAGCAGATGAGCTACGAACGCCAGCTGGCAATGATGGCCAATACCGCCTTCAGTGATGGCGGACTGGAGGGGCGCAGGGCTGGTCTTGAGCAGATGAAAAGCAGCATCCGTAACGCGGTGACCTATGGTGGTGGCACGAAAGAGGATGCAGCCGAAACGCTGGATGCCCTGCTGAAAGATGGCGGTATTTCATTTGAAACAGCCAGTAAGTGGCTGCCTGAACTGATGAAATACGCCACGGCTTCCGGTGCATCAGCGACAGACCTGGCTAATGTGATGCTTAAGGGTAAAAAGACCTTTGGATTCAGGGATGAAGATATTTCCACCGTTCTGAATATGGCAATTGCAGCGGGCAAAGAAGGCAGCTTTGAACTGAGCGACATGGCCCGCTGGTTATCTTCGCAACTGGGGTCAGCGTCAGCTGCGGGGATGAGAGGCAAGGATGATTTTGTCAAGATTCTGGCGCTGAATGAAGCTGCCGCCATTACGGCTGGAAGCAGTGATGAAGCCGGAAATAACGTGTTTAACCTGCTGGCTAAACTGACCAGCCACGATATTGAAACAGCGGCAAAGAGCATTGATTACAACGGTAAAGGAATTGATTTTTCCGGCACGCTGGTTCAGGCGCGCGAACATGGGCTTGATCCGATAGATGCGCTGTCCAGCCTGATAGACAAAATCGTTGCGAGCGATAAACGCTTTCAGGAGTTGCAAAAGAAACTGGCCTCCGCCCGGGATAAAGGTGAGCAGACGGCTGTTTACGATTCGATGGCAAAACTCCTTGAAGGCTTTGGTGTCGGGAAACTGGTTGCAGACCAACAGGCGTTAAAAGCGTTGCTGGCTTACCGTAACAACCCTGAATACCGGAAAAAGGTTGAAGACGCGATTAATCAGCAGCGCACCCTGCCGGAAGGCCAGCGCGCGGGTGATGTGGATTTTAACTTCATATCCGGCCTCAATGACTTTAAAACCGAACAGGCTAAAAACACGCTTGAATTTTCACAAATGGACAGCGTGAAAAAGCTGGCGGATGCATCCGGTACTGTGGCCGATGCCATAAGCTGGGCGGGTGAAAAATTTCCGGGGCTGACCACAGCAGTGGTGGGTGCCACGACCGCCATTGAAGCGATGACCGCAGCGGCTCTGACATGGGCCGGGATCAAAATCCTGACCGGGGGTAAACCCGGTGGCAAGGCTGGCGAGGTTGTCGGTGATGTCATTGAAAACACGGTCAAAAAAGGCAAAGGATTTAAATTCCCCGGCATTGCCGGTAGCCTGCTTTCTTTCGGTGGCACCGTTACGGCACTGGCCACCGCAACCAGCCCGGAAGAAGACGCCGCCGTCGAAGGAAGCGAAGAACGCTGGAAGCGCATCCGTGCCCGATACCCCCAGGAAATCATCGACGCTGCCCGTAAAAAATACCAGCCGTGGTGGCAGTTTGGGGAAGGCTACTCCACCGAAAACGAAGAGTGGTTGAGGCGCTGGGAGGAAGACAGGAAAAAAGCCGCAGCTGATGCCCTGCCATCACCGGCGCAGGTCAACAAAGCCGCCGGAAACACAACGCCTGAATCAGCATCCAGGCAACCCGGACGCATCACCCAGCCGGAATACCTCACGCACTGGGGACCACCTGCCAGCCCCATTAATTTCACCACACAACTGGTGCTCGATGGTCAGGTCGTGGCGGAAGCAGTGAATAAATACAACCTTCAGGACGGTAACAGAGGCACGGGAGGAACTTACTGATGGGCTGGGCTGAAAACCTGCAAAACGCCTCCTTTCGCGGTGTGCAGTTTGACGTACTGAACACGGACGAACAAATCAGCCGCGACCATGCGGTCTATGAATACCCGTTTGTTGACGGGGCAGATTTGCACGACCTCGGACGCAAGGCGCGACCGTTCCGCATGACGGCGTTCCTGTGGGGGGAGTATTACGAATATAAACTTGAAAAGCTGATCGCCGCCCTGGATAAAGGCGGCGATGGTGAGCTGATTCACCCGGTTTTCGGCTCCGTACCGTCGGTGATTGTGACCGGCTACAGCATTCGCCATGACGCAGAAAGCCCGGACAGCTGCACCATCGACATGAGTTTTCTGGAGAACCGCACCGGCAGCGCGTTGTTCAGCACCCCGTTACCGGAGCTGTTTGCACAGCAGTTATTTGAAGAACTGGATAAGTTACTGGCGCAGTTAAGCGAATTATTTGACGCTGTTACAGCCCCTTTAAAGACCATTAACAGCGTGATTAAAAAAATCCAGACAGTGCGCGCCACACTGGTAAATACCCTGCTGACGTTCAAAAGCGATTTTCTCTCATCCATCGACAATATGATGTCGCTGGCCAGCGAACCCGGGAAATTTATTGGCGGGCTGGCAGAGGTGCTGGAAATCCACACGTCAGATGTCGGGCACGCGGTGCCGGTGCTGGAACGTACTGATTCCGCCACCACGACCGGACTGACCGGAGAAGACAGCGTCGCCAGTTCTGCGACAGTGATGACCTGCTGGAATGAGGTGATGGCAGATATGGATGAGCTGGTCGCGCTGCCGGTCGCACTGGTCAGCGGTGATAAAACGCCGTCTGTGGCACTTCCGCCGGATGCGTCCGTGGAAGACGTACAGGACGTGAAAGCGGCTTATGCGGTTCTGGCGGCCTCAGAGCTGGCCAGCGTGGCGACAGCGATACTGTCCGATGAAGCCCAGTCAGAACAGCTTATACCGGCGGATATCGGGCGACTGGTCGGGGATGTGCGCACCCGCTTACAGGCAGCCATCACGCTGTTCCGTGAACGCTATGAAGGCGAACGCGAACGGATAACCGAAACCGCATCACCGCTGGGGCTGATGTACCCGGAAATCATTCAGAGCATGAAGAACGTGGCGGCATCCGTGCAGGATGTCGGCCTGCTGGTTCTGTCACGCCGCCCACCGCTGACGCAGAAACAGGTGCAGGCGGACAGCTGTCTGCTGTTGCTGGCGTGGCAGTGGTACGGTGATTACAGCCGTGCGGCAGAGCTGCAACGTCTGAACCCGCAGCTGCGTGACCCGAACAACATAACCGCCGGGATGGTGATTAATGCCTATGCAAAATAACGACGACAAAATCAGCCTGGTCATTGCCGGAAGGTCGCATTCTGACTGGAGCAGTTATCGTATTGACAGCGATTTCCTGAAAGCCGCCGACGGCTGGCAGCTTCAGCTGGGACTGCCTGAAAAGGTGTTCCCGGCGGATATCGTCCGGGGTGCGCCGGTCCGTTTGCAGGTGGGAGACGAGACGGTGCTCAGTGGGCGCGTGGACAGCGTGCGCCGCAGTGTATCCCGTCAGAGCTGCACGCTGACCCTGTCCGGGCGTGATGATGCCGCCATTCTGGTGGACTGTGCCGCGCCGGTGTTCAGCGCCAATCAGCTGACGCTGGACGAGGTCATCGACAGGATTGTCAGACCGCTGGGGATACAGCGCATCCGTATTCAGGCGTCCGGTGTGTCACGTAATGACAAGGTCGTTATAGAGCCGGGGATGCGTGCGTGGGATGCACTGGCTAAAGCTGCCGCCGGTCGCGGCTTATGGCCGTGGTTTGAGCCTGACGGGACGCTGGTTGTGGGTGGCCCTGACTACACCACCACGCCGGTGGATACACTGATTATGAAGCTGGACGGCACCGGGAACAACGTGATGGAGCTGGACGATACCCGGTCCATTAACGGCTGTTTCTCCGAGCTGACGGTGCTGGCCCAGAGCCACGCCCGCCGCGCAGACAGCAAGAAACAGGTGGCCGTGGTGCCGCTGGATATCTGGAACGAGGACGGCAGCGTGCGCACATTATCCGGGCAGGACAGCGGTAATACAGGCAGTGGTCAGACAGGCATTCATAACATGAAAGCCGTGGCCACCGACCCCACCGTGGATTATTACCGCCCGCAGATAATCACCCAGGGCGACACCAGCAACATGGAGCAGGTGAACTGGCGCGCCAAAAAAATGATGAGTGATGCCCGCCTGTCGGGGCTGGATATCGTCGCACTGGTTGCAGGCCATCGCACGGCGGACGGTGTCCTGTGGCAGCCCGGCCAGCGTGTGCGGATTGTCAGCGAACCCCACGGCATCGATGCCATCTTTTTTCTGATGGGGCGTGAGTTCAGCGGAGGCCGGAGCGGGCAGACAACCCGGCTCCGCTTTAAGGAGGATGGCGTGTGGATACCTGATGCCTTCCCGCGCGAGAAGAAACGCCATCACCGCAGGGGCAAAAAGAAAAAAGAGGTCGCCATTGTTAAGGTCTGGGAGAAATGATGTGGGACAAGGTTAATCAGCGCATACAGCAGGCACTGGCCGCCGTTCGCCAGGCATTCAGGGTGGTGACCGGTACGGTAGACAGTTCTACCAAAGTACAGCTACTTCAGCTGAACGGGCTGGCAGGCGAACAGCTGGACGGTGCGGAGTATTTCCAGCATTACGGCCTCACCACATCCCCGCCGCCCGGCTCAATGGGTATTGCCGTTCCGCTGAACGGTAATACCTCCCATACCGTCGTCGTGGCCACAGAGCACGGCGCATATCGCCTGACGGAACTGAAACCCGGCGAGGTGGCCCTGTATACCGACGAAGGCGCGAAAATCGTACTGAAGCGCGGGCGGATTGTTGAAACCGAATGTGACGTTTACCGGGTGAAATGCAAACGCTATGAGGTTGAGGCAGAGGAGAACGCCGCATTCACGACACCGTTACTGACGGCCAGCGATAAGCTGACGGTGGAAGGTAAAATCACCGGCAACGGTGGCATGGCCATCAGTGGGGGCAAGAAATACGCCGCCACCTTTGAAGGCAACATCAACCATGTGGGTGGTGTGATTACCTCCGTTGACGTCACCATTAATGGCGTTAAAATCGGAACGCACAAACACCCGACCCCACACGGCATGTCTGACACGCCGGTTAATTAAGTGCTGAACACCCTCACCTGATTCTGACCTGCCCATGCTGCCAGACTGGCGGCATGGACCAGACGATTTCATCTGCAACCGGCGACTACGAACGCCGCCGGATTTATACACTCCATAACGCGGTTTATCTGCGACTGGCGACACCGCTTGGCAGTTACTGGGCGGATGCGTCGCTGGGGTCACGCCTGCACGAACTGAAGCGGGAAAAAGACGTTTCCCGTGTTCACAGGCTGGCGGCGCAGTATGCCAGCCAGGCACTTCAGCCCCTGCTTGATGACGGGCGGGCAAAATCCATTACCGTTGACACGAAAGCGGGCCAGCGCGGCTGGCTGTTGCTGTTAATCACCGTCACGGATAACGCGGGCACACCGCAGACGTTTGAACACCCTGTGAGGATTATGTAATGCCGTTTCCTGTTCCGGGCGTTGCTGAAAACACAGAACGCCAGCTACGTGATATCGCTAACGCTCTGCCGGGAGAAACCATAGATACTGGCGCTGACAGCGACTACCGCATTCGTGCAAATGCTGTATCCGGCGTGGCGGAGGGGCTTTTTATGCATCAGGGATGGATCCTCCGTCAGGTGTTTCCTGACACGGCAGACCCTGAATATCTGGAGCTACACTGCCGCACGCGCAATGTTTTTCGTAAAAAAGCAACGGCCTCATCCGGTCCGGTGGTGATTACCGGCACACCCGGTAAGACGCTGCCAGCCGGTGCGGAAATTCGTGGTGAAGGTGTCAGCGTGGCCACCACAGCAGACTGCACCATCGGTGATGAAGGCAGCGCAGAGGTGACGGTAAAAAGCACCGCTACGGGGGCACAGACGAACGCATCCGCGACGCAGACGGCAACGCTGGTCAGTCCGCCGGAAGGCATCAACAGCACGGTGACGATTAAATCCCTGACCGGCGGAACGGACAGGGAAAGCGACGCTGACCTGCTGGCGCGTTATCTGGATATTCTGCGCAGGCCGCCCGCTGGCGGTAATAAATATGATTACAAACGCTGGGCGCTGGAGGTGGATGGCGTTACGTCTGCATATGTGGAGCCATTGCGCAGAGGGAAAGGTACTGTTGATGTGGCCATTACGTCAGCCAATGACCTCCCCTCGCAGGAACTGATCAATGCCGTGCTGGCACATATTGAGGAAGTCCGCCCGGTTACAGCGAAGGACACGATGGTACTGGCTCCGACGAAAAAAGCCGTTGATTTCGTTGTCCGGGTAAAAACCAGCGGCCTGACCGTTGAGCAGATAAAACCGCAGATAACTGACGTTGTCACGGATTTTATGAACCGACTGGAGCCGGGGCAGGAATTAATTATTTCACAACTGGAAACCCAGATTTCACTCATTTCCGGTGTGAGTGACAGAAAAATAATCACGCCTGACGGGAATGTAAAAGCCGTGATTAATGCGTCAACGTGGGAATGGTTGCGCCCCGGAAATATTGATATTCAGCCTTTTCCGCGTGAGGGGTGATTCATGAATATGGTCGATTTATTTCGCGCCATGCTGCCGCCGGTCAGTTATGACCTGAACGGGAAATATATTTCCGCGGAGCTGACAGCCGAGGCTAACGTCATGGAGGCCGTGAAGGCCTCAGCAGCGCGCGTTCTGGCACAAATCACCCCGTTGCAGGCATCGATGACGCTGTCCGACTGGGAGCGCGTGTACGGTGTTGTCCCCCGTGAAGGGGCAACCCAACAGGAGCGGCGGCAGAACATCCTGGTAAAAATGGCGGCAACGGGCGGGCTGTCCATTCCCTATTTTAAAAATCTGGCCGCAAGCCTGGGATACACCATAACGATAACCGAACCACGAGCCTTTCGCACCGGGGTAAATCGTTGCGGTGACCGTCTGTTTATCCCTGAAATGCGCTGGGTATGGCAGGTCAATGTTATTGGTGCAAAAACGCCGGTATACCGTTTCAGAACGGGCGCATCTGCAACAGGTGAGCCGCTGACGGCCTTTGGTGAATCCATTTTAGAAAATACCTTTAAAGACCTTAAACCGGCTTTTACAGACTGTTATTTCACGTATGAGGATAAGCAGTAATGCAGAATTTAATGCCTCCGGTGAATACGCCGGATCAATTGTTTCACGATGGTGACCCCACTCAGGGCATTGAGGGCACTATTGTTTATGCTGAACACATGAATAATCAGCAGGGAGCCATTCGAGACCTGCAACAGGAACTTATTAATGTGCTCCGTGCGGCTGATATATCACCGGACCCGAAGAAACAAAATCAACTGATTGATGCTATATCGCAATATGTCGGGGAAAAAGTTCCTGACGCATCATTAACGAAGAAAGGCATCGTTCAGCTCAGTAGCGCAACAGACAGTGATTCAGAAACGGAAGCAGCCACACCAAAGGCAGTAAAATCACTGGCGGAAAAAATAACAGAATTGCAGGGAGTGGCTTTACCGGTAGGTACCCCAATACCGTGGCCGTCTGATTCAGTGCCACCCGGCTATGCCTTAATGCAGGGGCAGAGCTTTGATAAAGGCTCTTACCCTAAACTTGCAGCTGTCTACCCATCCGGGATTATCCCGGATATGCGGGGCTGGACAATCAAGGGTAAGCCTGCCAGTGGTCGTGCTGTATTGTCTCAGGAGCAGGACGGCATTAAATCACACGCCCACAGTGCCAGTGCATCCAGTACGGATTTGGGGACGAAAACCACGTCGTCGTTTGATTATGGTACTAAGTCTTCAAATGCCACTGGTGACCATAACCACAACCGAGGCACTATGGAAATTACCGGTACTCTCGGTTACTTCAGAAGTGATAGCGGTAATTTCTATACAGCAAGTGGAGCATTTACACTGGGTGGCTCTGCGGCAGCCCATGGATTTACGGGTTCTAATTTTACTTATGGTGTTCCTGTAAACTTTAACGCTTCCAGAACCTGGTCTGGTGTCACAAACACTACAGGTAACCATGCGCACGCCGTTCCAATTGGTGCACATGCACACTCCGTTGCTATTGGTCCACACGGACACACCATCACCGTTAACGCTGCGGGCAATACGGAAAACACCGTCAAAAACATCGCATTTAACTATATTGTGAGGCTTGCATAATGACTTTTAAAATGAGCGATAAAGCACGGACCATTCGTGTATTTAATTTTCTTGAAGATACAAAAGAATTTATCGGCAGTGGTGACGCTTATATACCGCCTCATACCGGATTACCCGCAAACTGTACGGATATTGTACCGCCGGAAATCCCCGAAGGTTTTACAGCAATGTTTGATACTGCTGACAATTCATGGCGTCTGGTTGAAGACCATCGGGGGGAAACGGTTTATTCAACAGAAACCGGAAATGCAGTCCCGATATCTGAACTGGGGGAACTTCCTGAAAATGTCACATTTATTGCACCAGACGGAGAATACCAGCGCTGGGATGGCAGTCAGTGGGTGACGGATGAAGAGGCGAAGCGTGATGCGCTGATTAATCAGGCGGCAGAAAAGAAAACCAGCCTGCTGAAACAGACTGGAGAACAAATCGCAATCTTACAGGATGCTGTTGATTTTGGTGAAGCAACACCAGAGGAACAGGAGCAACTGACAGCCCTCAGAAAATTACGAATAAAGTTAAATCGTATTCAACCGGAAAATGCACCAGATATCGACTGGTCAGACTTTGAATAAATTCCACAGCCGCCAGCAGGCGGCTTTTTATCATTCAGAGGCTCTATGTCTGTATTAATTTCAGGGGCGCTGATTAATGGCGCTGGCGTTCCGATGGCGGAATGCAAAATTTATTTAGATGCACTGGTTAATACCAGTGAAGTGGTCACAGAATCATTTGCGGTTATTGAAACCGATGTAGCGGGACAGTATGCCTTTGAAGCACCAAAAGGCAAATACACCGTACACATCAAGCAAAAGAACGGCCCTAAGTGCTGCGTGGGTGACATTTCGGTTTACGACGATTCAAAGCCCGGCACGCTGAACGACTTTCTGACTGCCCTTGATGAAAGCGATTTAAAGCCAGATGTAGTGAAACGCTTTGAGGAACTGGCGCAACAGGCACAGCAGAGCGCGGAAGCGGCAGCGGAAAGCGAGCAGGCATCAGACACTGCAAGGAGTGAAGCCATTAATGCAGCCAAAAATGCCCGTCTCCATCGGAATGCTGCATCTTCAGCGGCGACCAGTGCTGAGCAATCGGCAAATGTTGCACTGGGCCGCGAAAATAACGCTGCCGAATATGCCCGACAGGCTAAAGCCAGTCAGGATGCGAGCGCAGGCAATGCGCAGGAAGCGAAACAGCACAGGGACGAGGCGCAACGGATAGTTGATGACCTGAAGGGAAGCAATGCTTCCACAACAGAAAAAGGTCTGGTGCAACTCTGTAGTGATACAGACAACGACAGCGAAGAACTGGCTGCCACACCAATGGCTGTCAAAACCGTCATGGACGAGACGAAAACAAAAGCGCCGCTGGACAGCCCGGCGTTCACAGGTACGCCAACCACACCAACACCACCGGACGATGCGACCGGGCTGGAGATGGCGAACGCGGCGTTTGTCCGCAAACTGCTTGCTGCGCTGGTTGGCTCGTCACCGGAAGCCCTGGACACGCTGAATGAGCTGGCAGCGGCGCTGGGCCATGACCCGAACTTTGCGACAACGGTCACTAAAGCACTGGCAGGTAAACAGCCGCTTAATGACGTGTTAACGGCTGTCAGCCAGATAACACCGGAAGAAAACACACTGCCTTATTTCAGTGCAGAGGGCCGGATTTTACTGGCGCAGCTGTCAGAAAAAGCCCGCGCATTACTGGCACTGGACACACCTGAAGCCATGCGCACGGAGCTTGAACTGAAAGCGGCTGCGACGATGGAACCCCAGAGCGATATCCGCGACCGCACACCGGGCAGGCTGGCACTGCCTGGTGCCTTTGGTTTTGGTTATGCGTTCAGACAATCTGAGCGCCTTGATTTTAATTCCGATGAAAAATTCCTTGAGTGGGTAAAAAACGTCACGGAGGGTTGTTATTTTATTTATTCGTACAATTCAAAAATTTTTCCAGACCTCGATTGTTTTATAGGTATTGTCGATGTGAAGCTTTTTCCGTCCGGGATGAGTACCGGTAATCCAGCAAAAACTGACAAAGGATTATTTTTTTACAGCAGATATCAGCCAAATTCTGACCAGTCTGTTTTTTATGCACAGTACAGCTCTGCATATGCTGACGGGGAGGTGACGTGGGGGCTGACTTCAGTCATAAATCTGTCTCTGACGTCAAACATGTTAAGTGAGCATCTTTCGACCATGTCGGGAAGTGGCGCTTATTTTCAGTATCCGGGAATTGGTGTTCCGGTGCTGGCCGTTTATCGCGGAACAACTTCCGGGGATAAAGAAATCAAAATTGGCCTGGGTGATGTGGTGCAGGGGTCACAACTGGGCGGAGTTAATCTTTCGTGCACAATATCTTCTGCTGGGCCTGGCTCTTACGGTTCAACACCAAGTGCAGGAGCAACAGGGTACACTTTTCCGGGGCGTTATATGGCGCTATCCGGGGTCAGGGACTCTTACGGAACAAGCGGTCGTATCTGCCTGTTTGTGCGCATCGAGTAACGGGGAATAAAACATGAAAATCAGAGCGGTAAAAGGCATCAGAAACGCGCATTACCTTGAAAATGGTGCGGTTGACTGCGAGGTGTTATTTGAAGGTGAAAGGGAATTCGTCCCGTATACCGCCATGCAGGACGATACCGCACCGACAGGCCAGCGCATCTGGGAAGAGTTGCAGAGCGGCAAATGGGGCGAAATCGCCCCGTTCACCGTCACGCCGGAACTTATCGCAGCGGCAAAAGATGCCAAAAAACGGGAAATCGAGGCGTGGCGAACAGAACAGGAAGCACTGCCGTTCACGTTCGAATGGAACGGTCGTACCTGGAATGCTGGCCCCGACTCAATGGCCCGTCTTTATCCTGTGGTAATGGCTGCGAAATCTGACACGGCGCGGGACGTTATGGCGTGGGGTGACGCCGATAATCAACAGGTGAAACTGTCGATGCCGGAACTGGAAGAACTGGCAGCAGCAATGGCGCAGGCGCAGGTCGATCGCAACGACGAGATTTATCAACGTCAGCGGGAGATGAAAGAGAGGTTGAGCAACCTGGATGATTTACGCTCAATCCGAGCGATGGCGACCAGCAGTAATTAG